ATCACGCTGTACAGCGGCTTCGTGGGCTCAGTGGCTTTTGAGAATGAGATGAAGGAGGCGGTGATTGCGTGTCGTCCGATCGAGTCCGCCTCCTCTCGACCCGTTCCCCGGTTCAGCTACCAAAGCCTCTGCAATCACGTCTTGTACGACGACGCGTGCAAGGTTGACGACACCGATTCGCGTTGGCGCTTGACTGCTGGAGTCACTGCGCAGACCGGCGCAACCGTTACCGTTACCGGCGCGGGAGCGTTCGGGGTGGATTGGTTCGTGGGTGGCTTCTTGGAGATCGACGGAGGTGATGACGCCCGTCTGATCGTGGCCCAATCAGGTAATGATCTGCAGCTGCTCCTCCCCTTCCCGCAGTCTGCTATTGGGAAGACGGTCACCGTGTTCGCGGGTTGTGACCATACCGTTACGATCTGCGACACGAAGTTCAACACGCCGGAGGATACTCTCTCCAACGTGATCAACTATGGGGGCTTCCCCTTCGTGCCCACCCGCAACCCCTTCCAGACCGGCCTCCAATGAAGCTGAGCCGCTACTCCAACGCCAGTGTTCGGTGGGAGACCGATCCCAGAGCCAGGAATTGCGGGGGATTCTTCCTGACCCTCTTGTACTACGTGGTTGTCTTTGCTCTCTCAGAGCTTCTCCGACCAAAGCCTAAGCTCGAAAACGCCAAGCCTGCGGGGCTGGGTGACTTCTCCTTCCCGACCGCTACTGAGGAGCGCTTCGTGCCGCTCCTTTGGGGTACGCTTCAAATCACCGGCCCGAACGTGGTGTGGTGGGGCAACCTCATCCAAGAGGCGATAACAGAAAAGGTCTCAACCGGTCTCTTCAGCTCGGAAACAATCACTAAGGGTTTCCGATACCATGTCGGCATCCAGAGCGCTCTTTGTCGGGGCACGGTCAACTCCCTCCTCCGAGTTTGGATTGGAGATGATGAGGTGTTCGCTGGAACCGTCTCCGACGGTGGAACCTTCACAATTGACAAGCCGGATCTGTTCGGCGGCGAAGATCTAGGGGGCGGCGGAATCGTCGGCACGCTCAAGTTCTTTGCCGGCTCAAACAATCAGGCGGTCTCCTCGTACCTTGCTGTGCACCAGGTAGTCGGTCTCAATAATCGGACGCCAGCGTATCGGGGTACATGCCATATCAGCCCGAACGCAGACGCGGTATATGTGGGCACCTCCTCCTCAATCAAGCCTTGGAAGTACGAGCTGCGGCGGATCCCCAACGGGTTGGTGTTGGACGCCCTCGATCAATTCCGGGAATGACGCCAACCCCATGAATGTGTTGTACGAGATCCTGACCAACACGGAGTGGGGCCTGGCAATCAATCCTGCCTCGATTGATACGGCCTCATTCATAACGGCCGCGACTGCGCTCAACACGGAGGGCAACGGGTTCAGCTACCTCCAGGATTCTCCGATTGAGGCAAGTGAGCTCATCGCCCTCCTGGAGCAACAAATCTCCGGGATCCTGTTCTTCAATCAGGTCACGGCCAAGTTCCAGGTCAGACTGGCTCGGGCTGACTACGTGCTGGCATCAACGCCGCTCCTCGATGATGATACAATCGTGTCCTTCAACTCGTTTGCTCGGGGCTCCTGGGAGGACACCACCAACTTCATCCGGTCGCAGTTCAACGACCGCTCTGATAACTACAAGGGCACGTTTGGACTCGCCATCGACTCCGCCAACATTCGGATCCAAGACGGTTCGATTGTATCGACCACGACCAGCTACCCTGGCGTGAAGGACAAGAACCTCGCCAACGACCTCGCTTGGCGCGACCTGCGCACGCTTGCGGTCCCCCTGGCGAAGGCAAACGTCACGGTTGACGGAACCAACTATGACCTCCAACCTGGTCAGCCGGTTCGGATCACCAACGCAGACCTAGGCATCACGGGAGTAGCGTTCCGCGTCACGCGGGTTGACTACGGTCAGATGACTGACAACAAGATCGTCCTCGACCTAGTTGAGGATGTCTTCTTCTATCTGGAAGGCTCGTTTGGCGCCCCGATTGATTCGGGCTGGGAAGCGCCTCTGGACGACCTCCAACCGTTCCTGACCGTCCAGACACTGACCATCGAGTCTCCCCGAGCGTTCAACGCGCGCGACCCGGAAGCCACTGGACCTGCTGACAATCGCATCTTCTGTTCCGCAAGGAAGCGGGGGGTCGAGGTCTCATTCAAGGTGTTCCAGAAGTTGGATGGAGCCAGTGACTCGGCGTACCTCGAAGCCGGGGAGGGTGTCCGCTTCCTTCGGATCGGGAGCCTGACGGCGGACTTGCCCACGTCAGGTGCTACGGTTCCGACGGCCACCCTCAACGTCACGACTGGCCCCGACTCACAGAGCAGAATCCGGGAGTGTTTCGAGGATAGCCCGGCACCGGCGGTTCTCGGCCTACAGCTGGGTCAGATGGTCATGATCGACGATGAGATCATGTTGGTGACCAACGCGTCTAACAACGGAGCAACAGTCGATCTGTTGTCGGTGTATCGGGGAGTCCTGGATACGCCCCGGTCCATTCACTCCGCTGGCGCTGACGTTTGGCTCCTCTCGGGGGGTGGGTTCGTGGGGGGCATCACAATCGGACCGTTTGGTGAGGTGGCCTCGATCGACCTCAAGTTGCGGCCCCGATCCTCGTCTGACCTCGTGTTGCTTGCCGACGCCACGGAGGAAGAGGTGGACATGGCGAAGCGCTCCCGGCGGCCCTATCCCCCGGGCCGTGTCACCGTGGGCGTTACCGTTTGGGCCTCGACGGTCTCCCTTGAGCAGCTCGGCGGAGCCGCAGAAGCCACCGGGTTTGCCGTCTCCTGGCTCCGGCGTGACTACCGTACCGGGAACGGGGGCGACGAGATTGCTGCCCTAGCGGTGGACGCGGCAACCCTCTTCACCGACTTCCCGGCGGCCAACACGACGGTCCACACGGTCAGGCTCTACAACGACCCGGCGGGGCCCAACACCCTCCTCCTCACCTACACTGACCTCGGCGGAACGAGCCAGAATCAACTGCGCCTTGCCATCCTCAAAGCCATGGACGGGGTTGTCCCCACTACTCTCGGGGCGGAGATCGACGCCAAGCACACGGACAACGGCGACGTCCTTACGGCTCGACATACGCTCCGTCACCGGTTCGCCATCACGAGCGCTCTGACAGGTCAGTTCCAATTCACGGCGCTGGCGGCCAGTGATGTGAGTGCTTTGTATACGGCGACGGTCAATGGCACCTACGCGTTCGCGCTGTCCTCGGCCTTTGTCCTCGGCGCGGTGCAGTATCGCCTCAACGCTGGAGCCTGGACCGCCCTCATTGCAGCCGCTGCCACCACGGGGTCCATTGTGGGGGTTGTGGCCACGGACACCATCGAGGTTCGACACCTCTCCACGGATGTCGCGGCCCTGAAGCAGCTCGACATGAATGCCCCTGGCGTGGGCCAAGACGGGTTCGCGGTGCTGTTCACGTGAGCACGTTCTTGGTCCTGGGCAGACCGCGCTCACGAAGCGCTTGGGTGGCGAACCTTCTGACGGTTCCGCCTCAGAGCTTCTGCCTACACGAGGGGTTGGCGGACTCCGGGGCCAACCTCGACCGCCTCAAGGAGTACATGAGCCAGCTACCGGGCGATGCGGTGGGCAACGCCGACACTGGGCTCCTCCACTACCTTGATTCGATACCGGGGAGGTTTCCCGATGCGCGCCTGGTGCTCCTGACAGGTGGGGACCGAAGTTGGCGCAATTGGTGTACCCAGAACAATGTTCCCCCAAACATACGCGCAAGAGTGGACGAGGACTATGAGAAGGCTGTGAAACTACTCCGAGGGCTGGCTCGATTCGTGGATTGCCNGNCGCTCACCACCGACTTGGGCGAAGCCCGAGGGTTGTGGGAGTACTGCATACCGCAGCATCCCTTTGAACCCANNCGTTGGCGGATCCTGAAGGACCTCAACGTGCAAGTCATTCCCGCTTCCCTGGNGAAGCGTCTCAGGATATCCCNATGAGTGAAGATAACGCTGTGACCAAGATTGCCCTCACGGCCTGCGTCTCNATCATNCTGACNGGCGCGGCCGCGTGGTTCGCTTTTGGGAGGGATCTCACCTCCCGACCGGAGGTGGAGGCGATCGTATCNCGCAACAACTCAACCATCGAGCTTCGGATCAGCGCATCCGCAGTCCAGATGAGCGAGCTGAAGGGNTCNGTGACCAAGCTGGTCGAGGCCCAACAGGCGCTTGTCGTTGAGCAGCGCGTGCTGATCGAGCGCTTCAACATGCTCATGGACCGGATGCCCAAGTGATGCCCTTAGACTTGGCCACTCCCTTAGACTTTTCGGGAGTGCTGACTGATTCTAAGGGCACGATCCGCCCAGTAGCGGGTGGGAAAGGCTTAGAGTACTTACTACCCTTCTAATATAAAAGGGGTAGTAAGTACACAACCGAAGACACCCCTAGACCCCAGCTCCCCCCCTCCCTTCAGCCCCGCCGGCACTCGCGACCCGCGAAAAGTCTAAGGGATCAAGGAATCAAAGGGAAACCGCCGGGAGCCCCACCTTTTCGTGGACCGATCATGCCCTTAGACTTTGAGCAGCCTTCCCTTGAAGTCTAAGGGTCTAAGGGAAACTGAAGAGAATCCGGCCGGGGTCACCTCCGGCCGGGGATCCTGTGAGGTGGCCACGGCCGAGGGGTCAAACCCTCGGCCGTGGTTTCTCCCGACGCCAGCTTCACCGGCAGGGTATACTTCGGGCGTGGACTACACCTACCGCACCCCGCCCTTCCCTCACCAACAAACCGAGTTCGAGCGGACCCGTGAGCTACCCCACTGGGGGCTGTTCTGGGAGATGGGGGTGGCGAAGACCAAAGTGATTGTGGACACCGCCTCCTGGCTCTGGCAGACGGGCAAGATTGACGGCATGCTGGTGATAGCTCCCGACGGGGTTCACAACCAGTGGGTTGACGACGAGATCCCGAAGCACGCTCCGCTCCAGGTCCTAGACTCGCTCGACCGCTTCGTGTGGTCTACCTCCAAGGGGTCCAACAAGGGCTTCCAGGCTGAGTGGAC